CAGCAAGAAGCAGAAAAAGGAGAATAATTAAATGGCAATCATCACAGTTACAGCACAAGTAAACGAAAAAAATACACGTACAGTAAACACAGCAAAAGGCGACAAGAAAATTATTTCAGTTCCTTTATTTGAAAAAGAAAAAGGATCTAGCGTAAAAGTTGCATACGGTTCAGCTTTCTTGCCTGACTTCATTCAATTAGGAGACACAGTAACAGTAAGCGGTCGTGTACAAGCTAAGGAATCAGGCGAATACGTAAATTACAACTTTGTTTTCCCCACAGTTGAAAAAGTGTTTATCTCTAATGATAATAGTAGTCAATCACAAGCTAAACAGGACTTATTTGGTGGTTCTGAACCGATTGAAGTTAATACGGAAGATTTACCTTTCTAGTGGAAAGTTGGTTATATGTACACAGCAGAAGAGAAAGAGCAAATCATCGACATCGTGGATAAGATGAGCTTGCTTAAACAAGACTTTGACGGAGCTTTCACTTGGATCAAGGAAAACGTGGCAATGCCATTTGACTTTGACGGAGAACAGCAATTCATATCAGACTTGAAACAGTTAGTTAAAATTAACGCTTTGAAGTTTGGTAAAATATATGAAGGAGTATTAAATTGACAACATTAAGAGAACTACACAAAAAACTTAAAATCAAACAAACGCTTGACAACTACGTACGAAACACAAATAAAAAATACAAATATAACTTTGTTCCTGATGAAATTCTTGGCGAGGGAATGGCTAAACTGATTGAGCTTAATACGCAAGGTAAACTTGGACGACATGCACAGCAGATTGCTTATATCAATCATAACTTGAGCTTACAGCGTCAAAAAGAGCAACTGGAACAAGCTAACGAACGACTTGTTAAACGTGCTGAGAAAGCCCAAAAATTGCTTGACACGGAACTTTTGAAAGATAGCTACATCGAAACGCTTGAAATGTTTAGTAAATACAATTCAGCAAAACAATATACTATGTGGGACGACCTAGAAACTCCTGATAAAGTGATTGAGTTCATGGAAAAGAACGGAGTTAAACAAGGGAAATGGCTACGTCCTGAAGGAGTTGACGCTTGGTTCAAAGAACGAATCATTTGGTTCAAGAATAAATTGAAAGAATAATAATTAACAATAAAAACTTTTTGCTTGACAGCTTAGAGTTTTTTTATTATACTTAATACATCGAGTTAAGGAAAGAGGTAAAACAATGACAAAAGAAAAAGCACTTGAAAAAATTGAAATAATTTATAAACTTAATGGTGATTTTGACCATGCAACTAAGTACATAACCGGTTTATACGGGTTGACTCCTGACTTTTGGAAAGAAAACTTTGATTTTATAAGTAGTAAAATGATTGCCAAATACCCTAACTTGTGCTACGGCGGTATTGTCTAATGGAATTAAAACAATGCGTAACCTGTGGGGCTTCAAGTTTTACTAATGGTAAATGTGATTATTGCGGTAATCATTATGAAACGGAAACTATTTTTGAGGAGCAAAAAGAACAAGAAACAACTTATACAGAACTTAGGTTTCAAGAAACTAAAACAGGTAAACTAATACTAAAAATCATGATTTATACTTTAGTATCTATTATTTGGTTTGCTGTAACTGTATTTATCCCACCGCTGTTTATAATAACAATTATTTTATTAGTGGTCTATGGCACTTATCGCTTGATAAATAAAAAGAAATAGCTTATAACAGCATATAGAATAAACTAGAAAGGTAATAATGGAAAGAAAATACTTTAACGACAAAAGGTATTGCCATTGCTTCGATATCCCAACAAGTAATGGTTCAGGAGTTTGCAAAGATTGCAGAGGATATACAAACATCTGTTATAGTTGCGATCGCTGTCTACATTGCTGGTGTACATCGCAGATTGAACTGTTTACCGAATATGATGAACCTAAATTACTGGAACTTATAGAAAAATGGAATAAATTTTACCAAATCAGAAAGACAATAAATAATGCTTAAGTTAGACGAGAAGAAAATCAGAAAAGGCAAACCTATTGGGCTACCATATCAAGGAAGCAAGAAAAAGATAAGCAAGAAAATAGTTGAAATTATCAAACAGAACTTTGGCACAGACAAGCCGATATACGACATCTTCGGAGGCGGAGGAGCAATTACAGCCGAATGTATTTTAAATGGTTTAGAAGTGTATTATAACGACTTAGATAAGGATATAACCAACGCATTTGAACGAGTTATCTCTCAAGACCGTGAATGGATTAAAACGCTAATTATTTCACGTGAGGAATTCTTCGAGATTAAAGCGAAAGAAAACAAGACAACAGACGATTTTTTGAAGTTGCTAGTCAACTCTTTTGGGAATAAAAAGAGACATTATTTATATTCTAAAGAAATTTCAGATTTAAAATATAAACTAGCTAAAGAAATTATTGAAAAGCATGACGTTTTTACCGGTTATAAACAGACAGAAACATATAAGAAAGTTACTTCTGGGGCAGAGTGGGATTGGTTTAACGCTAAGCAAGAAATACATAAACAACTTGAACAACTTCCACGGCTTCAACATTTTTACAGACTTCAAAAAGTAAATAAAATAAAAGCAACGAATAAAAGTTATCATGATTTTAGTGAAGTTTCTGGAGCTATATTATATCTTGACCCACCTTATGAGGGAACCAACCAAGATGGTTATATAAATTCATTTGATAGTCAAGAGTTTTACGACTGGGCATTTGAAATAGCTAAAACTAATATCGTGATAATTTCAAGTTATTCAATTTCAGATGAACGTTTTGAAATTGTATATTCTTTTGATAAAGCACATAGAACTATCCAAGGTGGAGCAAGAAATGATAAATGTGAGAAATTATTTATGGTTAAAAACAGTTAATATTTGACAAAGTAAAAGCAATTTGATAGAATAGAGTTATAAATAAAGGAGAACACGAAAAATGAATTTATATGATGAAACAGTAGAAATTTTATCATCCCATGATAAAACGATTGCCGATATTGAATATATTGGTAGTACAAGGACAAAAATTAACACAAATAAAGCACTCAAATTTATGAAAAAAACTAATTATGATAGTGGTTTTGGCAGTCAAGAAATAGCATGTAACCTAATGATTAAAGGGAATGGTTTCGTCATGATACGAGGGGAATATTACGGCTCTGAATGGTGGGATTATATGCAAACAGACCCGTCTTTACCGCAAGTAGAGAGAGATGTTAAAAGCTTTAAAGTAAGCATAGGCCGGAATACTTTAGAAGAAATTAATGGTTTGGAAGTGTAGAGATGACAACTGAAGAAATAGTGCAAAACTATCAAGAGCAATTGCAATTTGTAAGCAAATACCCTAATGTTATGGAAAAATACAGACAATCAAATTAAGGAGAACAAAATGGAAGAATATGATGTAAATGTAAGAGTAGAGCTATTTGACATAGTAAAAGCTCAAAACGAAGACGAAGCGGTTAAAATTGTGGAAGAAAAACTTTTGAAAGACCAGTCATTGTTAATGGATAATTTAGTATACGAGGTAAATGAAGCATGAAAGATACAGTAAAAACTTTAATGATGGTTGCAGGTGTCAGCTTTGCGTTTATAGCTGTTGCATGGCTGGCTATGATTGCAATTTTGAGTATTGCATGGCTTGGAGGAATTATCTAATGAATTTTAAAAAGAATAGGCACTATACTAATGAATACGGTGTGGAACTTAACGAATACTTGAAACATAATTTTAACTACGAAGAGCTTGCAGGTTGGTATACAATGCAGGTATTGAAGTATCTAGTAAGAGCTGGAAAGAAAGAGGGCGAAAGCTACGATAAAGACCATAACAAGGCTCTAGATTATGCCAAAGAACTTGCTAACTTAAGCAACGAGAATAAACTCACATACTACACTACTGAAGATATTATAGGCTTTGCACAAGATATAGCAGATGATTTTAAACAATGGAAAGGCGAAGAAGATGAGTTATTTTATATCTGTATTCCAGAGCCTGATGACGTTAATGGTTGGCTAGCTAAAGGTGGAGGACTTGGTTTTTTCTCCGATTTTCCTAAGGGCAAACGTTATAAATGGACGCAAGAAGAAATTGATAAACATGAAGTAGCTAAACACCTAGAATACTTCAAAAAGAAAGTAGAAAAATGAAAGCAAAAGAATTAATCAAAGAGCTAGAAAAGTTTGACGAAGAAATGGAAGTTCAATATTTTTATGAACCATGTGGTGGAACTATGCCTATTACAGAAATTTCTATTCAAAACGAAGATTATGAAAGCGATGAAAAAGAAGTAGTC